GCCCCGATCAAATTGAATGATCATCAGCCGGACAGTTCAGAGAACCCGATACAAAACCCAGTGTCGGCCGCTAAAACGAGCTGGTGCTTGGTGGGCGAATACCAGGGTCGCCGTGGTTGCATCGAGATTTCCGAGCGTGATAAATGCATTTCTGGTCAGGTGTTCCCCGAACAAAAAATGTGTTTGAACCCGACTATGACCCCTAATCGTGAGGTCCATATTGCGCCTATCCCCCTCGGCCCACAATAGAAACCTTATATAAATTATTTTAACAACCGGGTTAAGATAATTTTAAGTGCATCCGAAAGAGGCTTAAAAACTAGGCGCGAGTATAATTATACACCGCCCTACTATGGATCTAAAGATTTACGCGATAGAATTAGAAAATGAAAAAGCATTTATTTGTGTGAGTCCGACGACCGACCAAGCGCTCTTGTTCCAAGAGTGTCGGTATATGTTCGAGTTCGTCAAGGAGAACCCCCCGCTATCCATTCTGGGCCAATACGACATTATCGACACACTCGACGTCAACATCTATGTCAAACAGTATATGCGCTATTACGGCATTGACAATGTACGTGGCGGGATTTATACCGAACCGGTGCTGCCAGATCATTTGCAACAATCGCTACAAGTCGAGCTCGATTCAACATTCGATAATTACCGTAAAAATGTAGAATCGGTTCACGACGTGATGAACTATTATAATGCGCACCCCGTCACGGATATATCGGCGGAGCTCGAACGCCTATCTGCCCAGGTCGACGAATATAATAAGAAAAAGGCGCTCTATACCCAACTGTCTGCCGATAAAATTGGTGACATCATTCGGGACATTGAGTGGTTGAAGCGCGAAGCCGAGGAGCAGCGTAAAACGTACGATATCAAGGCCGATACGGTGGAACAGTTGCACCGGACCCATTTTACGAAGGGCCAAAGCAACGAAGAAAAGGATCGCGCAGCAGCGTACAAAGCCATCTTGGGAAGAATGCATATTTTGATCCGGGCTTACTATGACCTGCAAGAGAGTACGGTAGCCATTGACAGCTCTTATTTTCGTAGTCGGATGGAGAGTGTCCGTAACCATAAGGTGGAACCCACCGCGCTCGTGCTGCACCCCCAGTTCTGCCTAGACAACGTGTTTCTGCACCCATATTCCTTGATGAACTGGTCGAGCTACCTGGACACCGCGAACATATTGCTCGACAATATCATCTATATGGCATATACTGTATTGAACTTGTCGGACGAGCTGGCGTACGATCTGGAGAACTACCCCGATAATTTTGATAAAATGTTGGAGTATTCGATCCGTTGTGTTGTCGACACGATTCCCCAGTCTAATGAGACCACGGCCTACACCTTTGTCGATTTAAAACGCCCACTTTAGTGGGTGTTTCGAGTGGCAAAGGTAACGTTACCATGCGCATTTTCAATGCGCAAAGGTGTAAGAGTCTAAGAAGACGATGAGAAACGAAGGGGTTGGTAGGGCGCGGGTGCTGTTGCCAAGGGATATACCACACAATTTTTATAAGTCGTCGCACTGGTCGAGACATTCGCGGTAGCATTGACTGTGGTGCTGCCAAATTGTGCATTGTAGTTATTTTCACTGACGGGAACAGTGACATTGGTTGTATTGATCTGAATAAAAAAATCATAGACATATCCGGGTTGGGTGGGGAGGACAATGTTGGAAATCGAAAGGATGCCGGCGTAGAGGGAGGCACTATAGTAATCAGACGGACCGGTAGGTAAGGACGCAAACGATACGTCAAAATTCAACACGCGTAAGAGCGATGCATCGCCACTATAGGCCCCGTTGCTATAGGTCAAAATCTGTCCTCCGGATTGAGACGCTGTGTTCAAAGAAACAACAGGCGGAGTCTGAAACGGCACGGAATTGCCATTATAGGATACCCCAAGTTCAATGTAATACAGACCGGTATATAAATTAGGGAAATGCCAATGCGACCGTTTTGCGTTCGTGCCATGCAAGTCTCTTCCTAATACATTTATTGAAAACGGGATGTCGACCGAGAACGTTTGCAAAGAATTGTTGGTCTTGTCGGTGACCAGCATTGTTAGGAATGTACCGTTTTGACCATTGATGAGGGCAACGTCGGAATACGGTTTCAATAGATAGGGGGCAGTGGTGACATTGTTCGAATCGTAGGAGTAGGCGGCTGTATTTTTAACATAGTTGTAAAGAGGTATCGTCGGGTCGTTGTACAAATAGACAATAGGTCCGGGAACATCACATGACGAACTAGGAGTGGGAGCATTGTCTTTGATGACACAGTCAGGGACGAGACCGTTGGGTATGAGGGTAACATAATAATAGCCGGTCTGACCTGCGATTTGGTAGGCATTGGTGTTGATATAAGCATTTCCGTAAGAATCGATTAAATATCGGGTGGTTGGTACGATCGATAGGTTGTCGGGATATTTTATGGTGATGGTTTGGTAGGCCCCGGTATAGTCTTGGACCACAATAGTGCGGTTCGGGTAATTCACATTTCGCTGGACATTGGAATTACCGTTGACCAACTGGGACCATAGCTGCCCCTTGGTATAGTTGTTGGTCTTGGTCGAGCTTTTGTTGTTACTGTACTTGAGGGTTTCGGCTTTACGGCGCATATCCAACTGCTGCTGGGTGAAACCGCCATTAGACGGGTCGTAGGGGGATATAGGGGTGTACCGAGGGGGAGGATTCGTAAATTGTAAACGTTGTTGGCGTTGTTGACAATAGGAGGGTAATGAAAAAGTAAATACGGGATTTGCCATTAACACGATTCGTCAATCTACTTTATGCCGATACATTGTAGGGAAACCTACGACCCCTTCCCTTAAACAATAAACCACCTTGTAAATTATGTTACATATTAGGCTAACATAATTTGTTTTTGTCTAATGGAAGGGGGTGCGGGGGAAACCGTAGGTTTCCCCGCTTAGAGGCTGAGACCAGTGTACCAGGTCGACGATAAATAATCGTATCCGCCCCGGGTAGTAGAAAGCATGGGCGGTGCGCTCGTGTTCGGTCCCCAGAACACAATATTGTTGATCTGAATAACACTTAAAGCCCGATCAAAATATCTTAAATTAGATAAATTGCCGTTGAACCCGCCGTTGCCACACACGTGGACGTTGTCGTAGTTCTGTTTGGGCACATTAGACAGTATCGCCCGCTCCGTAATGACACCATTAATATAGACATCCAACATCACGTTCTCCATGCGCACAATAACGTTGATCCATTTCTTCAAAGGAATGTTAGGGATATCCACCACCGCATCCTGGCCAGCACTGTTCGATCCGTCGGAATTCATGGTGTTCATTACCACCCTCAAACTAGCGACCCCGGACTTGAATCCGAGGTAAAGTCCCGGTCCGTTGTTCGTGGTGGCGATACCTAGATGGGTAACGTTCGTGCTCCAGTCGCTGGTGCCCTTGTTAAATACATTCTGGTAGGTGGCGGTGTTGTTGGTCTGGCTGCACGACGTCACGTTGTTCACGTCCGAAATGTAGAGCCATACCGACCAGGTGAACTCAATGCCGGTCTTCTGGTTGTTCGACCGTCGCAACGTCACAGATTTTTTGTTCGAGGGATCCTGGGTGATGACGAGCCCGGTGGTTCCGCTGATCATACCTTTCACTAAATAAGGGTTGTTACCCGGGCTCAACAAGTATTGCATAAAACTCAATCCTAAAGCTAGGAGGTAAACGAACAATATGATGATGAGGACGACGAATGCGAACTTGGCAATGATGGTGTTGGAGTTCAAGAATTGTTGGGATGCCCCGGCCCCGGCCGCCGCCTTGTCAGAGAACTGGGACAGCGCATTGGTAACGTTATCTTTGAGGTCATTGTAGCCCTTTCCGATGGTCTGACCGGCGTTTCCAATATATTCGGAGGTGTTTTTTACAATATTTGGTAATTCGGTCGTTTGATATTTCACTGGTGGGGGGAGATTCGACATATTATATAATTTGGACATATTTATGCACGAGAATCTATGGATCGTGTTACTCCGTAGTGTAACATCATCCGTATCATCCACATAGAATGATGTGGCCTAGTGTAGCCCTCTAAATAATTCTGTAGGAAGATGCTACGACATCGTTCTGCAACACCTGCATTTGCACGCCGTAGTTATTCAGGGCGCCCAAAATCGTGTTCTGGCCATTGCCCTTCATGTAATATTGCCAGGCCGTCCCGGGGTCCATCGCCACCGTCCAACGGTACAAATAGGTGACATAGGCGTCAAACCCGCTTGACGAAGACGCCGTGCTGGTAGGCGGTTTACCTGAACCACTCACACCATTATATAACTGGTCTTCGCCGTTGTTATTCCCTAAATAAAGAAAGGGCGTCGCGGGGGGGATGATCGGGAAGGTCACGTTGGTCGCGTTGGTCAATTTGGCCGACTTCACCAACTTGCCGTCTAAATACACGTCCAAAAACTGGTTGTCTAAACTGGCGATGATAAACACCCACTTCTGTAGGGGGAAGTTGTTGGTGATCACCGTGGACGCGGTCGAATTGTCCGACATCTGAACATCGACCACCAACGAGGGCTGGCCCGCCATCAGGTAGATCGTCATCGTCCCCTTATGGTTTAAGATCACCTTGTTCACAGTAGGGTCCCATGAATTGACATACAACCATATCCCATAGGCGTACTGGTTGCTCGTGGCGCTGGATATGGACGTGATGGGTTGAGGGGGCGTCTTCAACGAAATCAGTGAAGTTTGCAGTGCGGTCGCGGTCGACGTATAAAACCTGTACAAAACGAATGCTAAAATAATAATTACAATTCCTAAAACAATCGCCACCGGATTCATTCTGGTTATAATTATATTATATAAATATATTCTCGTGCGCTCGTGAGCACTTAGTTCAGCGTCGGGGGATTACGCAACGACAATATGTTATAGTTATTCGTAATTTCGATCAATGACAGCGGAGCCGGGTAATACACCACGTTACAAATCGCGCCGTCCAATCCTTGGTCTTGGCCAATCGTGATGAAATCGGTGGGTTGGTACATCGGATAATTTCCTTCAAAGACGTAGGAATATTCTAAATTGCCGTTGACGAATAAATCGGCATGGGTCGACGTGAAGTTGACCACGATGTTGTTCCATTTTTGGCTGGGCATAGAGAACTTATAAAACCCGTGTTGGGTGGTGTCGTTGGTGAAATAAATACAGTATTGATCCAGGCTGTTGGTTTCAGCCGCATTTTTGGTATCATTGAAATATGTGATCTTAGGCTTTCCCCCGAACGCGCTCTCGCCCGGATTATAATTAAAAATCGTGGATTCGTTGGCGTACCCGACAAAATTACGGGCCTGGGGGTTCAAATACACCCACATCGAAAAGGCGTAATTTTGATTGTAAACCGGTACAGCGGGCATCAGTAAATTGTTTTTGGTCTTGATAAACGGGGGCAAAATATTGATCTTCCCGTTCTCCAAGGTCTGCCCAATGTCTAAAAACGCGGACCCCGGTAACAACGTTATATTTTTGGAGGTATTGATCCGCTTGATCGCTGCCGGCAAGTAAATATAACATAATATCACAATGAGTTCGACGATTAGCAGGACGAATATAGGGCTAGCCGTCATCCGGGCCTCGTTCAAGATATATTTGACAAAATCGATGAGGAGGCAGGGGATGTAAAAAATGAAATAGACGATGAACCCTGGCCAACCCGACAACGACTTCAGATAGTTCCCGACGACATAAAAGAGAATGGACAGACCGCCTAATATCATGAGTGTGGTGAGAACCAATGTAATAAAGCTGACGACTTCGTACGCGTTTTTATTCGTTTTGGCGTAGAAATAGACAAGGGACAGTAAAAACAGGGCCACAATGCCGACCTTGAACGCATTCAAATTGATGCCGCTACTGTTTGAAAAAGGAATCACTAAAGAGAGCACGACCAATAAGGGCACAATAATTAACATGGCGTAGGTGAAGGTATTGGTGGAGAGCGCGGCCGGATCGAGTGCGGCATAGAACAACACCATAATTACGGCGAAAATGATACCATACAATGCCCCGTATTTAACAAACATTCGGGATTCTTCTCCCCCAGACGGTAACGTGATCAAAGCGCGCTTAAAAAATTGGGTGACGCCGGTGATAACGAGCCATATCCAACCTGGCAGACTCGATAAAAACCATAATATAAATGAAAACACGAAGACGATCAGGTAGAGCGACCAGGAATAAAGGACGGTCTTTAAAGCCTTGGCCCACCCCTGGACATCGGCCTTGTAGAGGAATAGGTAGGTCGTGTGCACAACATTCATCAACATGAGCGTGAGAAATACGAAAAAAACGATGCCTTCCGGGGTCCGGCTACTGAACATCGCATTATGCGCATAATGATAGATCAGGATGATGGAGACGATTAATAGTAGAAATTCGATGGCGTTGTAGATGTAGAGGATACTGAGCACGTCTCTTTTCTGTAGTAGTTCGGGTATAAAATGAAGAATGTGTAGGATGAAATTTTTGATGGGGTATAAAATGGGCAACGTATCCATTATTTTTGTAATCATCGTGTTCAATGCGCTGGGGCCCGTTCTATAGGGTTCAGACATATGACGATAATGTTATTATTTATATATCGTCATATTTTTGCTGGCTAAAGGTTGATCAAAGGTTCTCGATGGTAGTCTTTTTTCCGTGACATTCTCGGCAAAGCGCCACTAAATTATCGATATGGTTGCTGCCCCCGTATTCGAGGCGGATTTTATGATCTACCTCGAACCAGGCGTTCAGTTGCTTCTGACATTCCCCGCACTTCCAGTCCTGGTTCGACGCCACATATTTTTTCTTGGTTTCACTGACGGAGCGTTTGGTAGACTTTTTACCGGACTGCGTGATGCGGTTCTCGGCGACCGTTTGTTGATTGTTAGGCATCGGAATGACAGGATAGTTGAATTGGGCGGCTTCGCTCGTAAAATCCTGTTTGGACGTAAAATCGAGGATGGGTGAAATGAAATTGCTGGTATTACGGTCGAGGGGCAAATACTTGATATAGTCGTTGGTGGTAGATATCATCTGTTTGGCTCGTAACGGGTTTTTTTTGATGAGAACATAGAGCATCAGCGCCACGAACGCTATCGCGGCCATTTGGTAATATTTTTTATACGATAATAGTTTTTTTAAATATTTGCCGTCGGTATATACATTTGCCATAAGTAATCCTGCGGCTAATACGATTAATATTTCGATACGCATGGACCCTAAACCTACTTATATATACACAGAACATAATAAGAGAATATAACAATGTTAAAAATAATAGAATAAAGTATTATTATAAACTATTATGCGGTTCAATTCAGAAATATGGGGCCCCCACTATTGGTTTTTTTTACATACGGTGGCCGAGTCCTATCCTATGTACCCCAACGAAGTGACGAAACGTAAATATTACGATCTGATCACCAATATGCCACTGTTTATACCCGACTCCGAAATGGGTGATAAATTCGGCAGAATGTTAGACAAGTATCCAGTGCAGCCCTATTTAGATAACCGTGACTCTTTTGTCAGATGGGTCCATTTTATTCATAACAAGGTCAATGTGAAGCTGGGGAAGCAGGAGATTTCTTTACCGTACGCGCTCGAAAAATATCGCGACGAATACTCGCCCAAACCCATTATATTGAGTGAGCGAATCAATATGCGTCGCCATTACATTCACGCCGCCCTCATCCTATTGTTCGCGTTTTTAATATATTATCATTGGAAGTAGATTGATACAAACAGTAGTTATATAAAGACAAACGAATATATTTATGTAGCGAGGACTACTGTTTATAAAAATATTTGTAAATGTCAGATAATTATTGTAATAATTGCGGTAAGTTGGGGCATTACTACCATCACTGTAAAATGCCGATTACCAGTATAGGTATCATTGTGTTTCGCATCAATCCAGAGAACGTGTTCGAATATTTAATGT